AAGTTCATAAAGTTTTTTTGCGCTCTGTCTCTTAGTCCATGCTTTCTCTTTGCTTCTTCCAAGGCTAAAATTTCACGGAGCACGTCCTCTGAAACATTGTAGTTCTGCATCCGACCACTATAACTGAATTTTTAAATATATCAAATTATATGTCGAAAACACTGCGGGTGGGCGGGTGGGTGCGCAGCGCCCCACCGATATAGATGGTGGGGGGAGGTAAAAATTGTTCGTTATCTTTTTACCTCCCGTCTTAAGTACCTAGTCTTTTATTAAATATATAATTACTATTAAAGAAAGAATCTGAGTAAATAAAAGAATATTTCTCTCAATGATTCGTTTTCTTTTATTAGCACGATTAGGAATCTCAGTTAGCATTTTATGACTCCTTCTATCTCATTTTTAAGATTTTTATATTTATTGTACCAAAAATCTTTTTCCCATTTTTCTTTTGCTAAGTCATCTTCTAATTGCTTAACAAAAAAACTATTTTTGATATCCATTCTATTTTTTGCTCTTTCAATAGCATTTAGATATTCTGATTGGTTTATTACTTTCATTATTTACTCCCTCTAAAAAAAACATTTTGATAAGACTCTGAATACATAACATCATCAATTGTAAATGTTTCTTGATTAAATGTTTTGCAATGAATCATAATTAAATGATTAACATACGTTTCCTGTTTGTTTGCTCCTCGCAATAAATTTTCAAAAGCTCCAGAATTTTTATAACTATGTCTATTATCTAAATATAATTTTCTTAGTTTTTCAAAGTTATATACCTCTTGATGTATATTATCCATTGAGCGACTCTCCTCTTGGGAGAATCGCTCTGCATTTAAATTAATGGTATTCATTTACTTGACTCCTTTCTTGTAATCTACTTTTAACTTGTAATGGTCTTTAATAGGATAACCATTTTGAAAAGTTAAACTTAAATCAACCATATTTCTATGCATTGAATAACTAAAAATTTTGTTTTGTTCCATAAAATTTTTAGTGTTTTTTCTTTGTCCATCTCTTAAAGTAGATATCTGAATAAATTCCTTAACTATAGGATTATTTCTTAATTCATAATATCTTAACTCAGTTTGAATAAGACTTTTTGCGATGTTAGTTAATTTTCTATTATACATTTTCTTTATCCTTTCTATTTATAATTATCGAATCAACTTATATAAGTTGTACTATACTTTTAATTAAAAGTAAACATTTAATACCATTATTTACCATAATAATTTTATGAACAAAAAAGATATAAAGACTCAAAGCCAGGAAATTATTTCCTGGCTGCAATATCTTATTTTATTATTACATTATTATTAGATAGTCTTTTTATTATCAATGATAATAAAACCCCGACCCCGACCCGATGCGGCCCGACCCGAAAAAAAACCCGACCCCGTTAGGGGCCAGGTTTATAGAAAGTTAGAAAGTTTTTTTATTTAATTATTATAGACTCGCAATCTAAAATGATCGTTTAGATCGTCCACGTGAGTCTCAATAATCTTATAAGGTATATGCTTTGCACGAATCCATTTTATAAGACTCGGTGCATCACGATCTTCTTCAAGCAATAAATAATTTTCCCATTTAAAAGAATACTTAGAAAAATCTTTATTAGATAATCCTAAATCGCTCAATTGACTCACGGATACTTTTAAGTATCCGTGACTCGGTGTATCAATAAAAACTAATTCCATTTTATAAACTAGCCATTGAGCTAAATACAATTCTCATTACTTCTTTAGAATCTAATTTTAGGATTTCTTTATTTAACCATTCTGCTTTTTTACTAGCATCTGATTCAGATCCTATAAAAGAAAATTCACTTTTAGGATCTATTTGAAAAAATCCGGGCGTATTCTCTTTTACTAGACAAACTTCAAATTTATCACTTTCATTCGGTGTTATGTGAAATGCTTGTTTTATATTCATAATGACTCCTTTTTTATTTGATTAAAAATATATTTTACTATAAAATACCATTATGTACAACAATAAAAAAGGAGTCACAATGTTAGAAGTAGAAAATAATTTAGATAAAAAAATTAATCATAAAAAAGAGATTATTAGATATATAAGTATTGCTATTGATTGCCTGGAAAAAGCAAACGGCAATGTTGCTAATGCAATAGACAATTTAGGCGACTCGTTAGTAGAATCAAGAGAAAGCAAAATTGATACTAATCAATTATGTTATTTAGATGATACTACCGACAATATTAAAAACGACTTACACGATATGGAGTATGAACTAGACTCTATATTAGAAAGTTTAAGAGAAGATCTTAAAAAATTTCAAGACTCAAACGTTTAGATTTTTTCAATTACTAAGCTCCAGGCCCCAGGAATCAATTCTGGGGTCTTTTTATTTTTCCAGAAATGAGATCTCCAGAAATGAGATCTCCAGAAATGAGATCTCCAGAAATGAGATCTCCAGAAAAAAGACTCGAGGCCAGGAAATTATTTCCTGGCGGCAACGATATTATTTTTTTATTATCTGTTCATTTATATTATATTTACTTTACTATATTAAATTAAATCCCGAACCCCGAACCCGAAATAGTCCCGACCCGACCCCGACCCGAAAATAAATAATTTTGTAAATATGGGATTTTATGGTACAATGTTATTTTAACAATGATTGGAGTCATTATGAAAATTAGAATAACTTTAAAAAGTAAAAATAAGAAGCTCGGCGAAATGCCGACCACGACAACCGAGCGAAAATCGTGTCCCGACTCTTGCCCATTAAAAAACGGCGATTGCTACGGCGAAAAAGTTCATACTTCTATTGTGTGGGCAGAAACTGAAACGGGATTTAACAAGCGATGGAAAAAGAAGTTTTCCAATAGTTGGGATAATACCATAAAAGAAATTACAAACTTTCCCGAGTCTGTGGATATATGGCGACATAATCAAATAGGCGATTTACCCAACAAAGGAAACGACAACGAGTCCATTGACGAAAAAAAATTGAATCAGTTAGTTAAAGCAAATAACGGTCGCCGAGTCATATGCTTTACACATAAACATAAATATAAAAAGAATATAGAGCTTATAAAAAAAGCTAATGAGAACGGATTCACAATTAACTTGAGTGCTAACAATTTAGAACACGCCGACCAATTAGCAAAGTACGGACTCCCCGTTGCCGTGATAGTTGACGAACACACAACGAAGACTCCAGATGGGCGACCCGTTGCAATGTGTTTGAGTCAGACCAAAGGACTCACTTGTAAGCAATGCAAGTTATGCTCAGTTAACACTAGAAAAACAATAGTTGGATTCCTTAAACACTAAGGAGTCCGACTCACTAATTCCAGGAGTTGAAGCTCCTGGACTCAACCCAGATTAAATTTCTTTTGACTCCTAACTTTATAATTTAGTCTGGGTTTTTTACTAAATTATTATCCCGATCCCCGACCCGATTTAATTATGTCTTAAAGTATATAATATTGAATCTATTAACCCCGAAAAATTGTCCCCGAAATATAGGCAAGGTATCCCCGACCCCGACCCGATGTCCACCGACCCGAGTCCTTTGGTCGCCAACTCCCGACCATATTCCCCCGAAAATAAATATAGGTGCGAGGTTGAGAGGGGGTTGACCAAGTAAAAACTTACACCCCCCGATTTAAAATACCCGTAATTCCAAGCAATTTGTTGAGCAGATATAGAAACCCTGTTAGTTTTTGTTACTTTTAGTTCTATCCAAAACGGCAAATGATCTGCACAAATATGTACATCGGGAATGCCACCACCTAAACGATTTTCAATTCTTGTTATGTGCCAACTGCTTGGTAGATTTTTTCTTACTCTGTTCCACAGAAGACCTTCTGGTTTTTGCGTCATCTATTACCTCTGCATCTATAAATGCTTGTGGGTGTTTACTTCTTAATTCATTTAATCTATTTTCAATTTCTTCTCTGCTCATTCCATCAATTGCGTGATAATGATTTGTTTCTCTTCTATCAATAGTCAATCCACCTAACGAACTTCTAATTTTTTCTGCATTAATACTTGCAGTATATTGACCTTCCTCTTCTGCTCTCTCTCCTAATTCTTTAAATCTTTTT